TCATTGCGAGACCGACGAGTTTTAGAGGCAATGACGAAAATTCTGGCATTCATCTCTAAGCTGACACGAGCAGTAATTGCCTTCAAAACTGGGCGAGAAAGCGAAGGCGTTTTTTGAACACCAACCTTGATAAGTTCAGCCAAACGAACAGCAGCAGGGTTTAGGTTCCCCACCAGCCCCGCGCCGGAATCGCCAGAAGCTAACGCGAGTTGTTGTGCTGGCGGAGAAATTTGATGACCTTTGACCATGGCCGATGCAAAGGCTTTGCGGAAATCCGCCTGTTCGGCTTCGAAATCGTGGGGCAGGGGAGCAGTGAATTTGGACATTTGGCGATTCCTTTGGATAATGGTTCCCATTGTTGGGAATGTCTCCAAAAAGGAGACAAGCCAAATGTATCCTAAAGTAATACGCAAAAAGGTTGATCTATGACAAACAAACCAAAATATTTGGACGAATTGATAGACCGAGCAAGCAAAACCGCAGGAAATGACGCGAAATTGGCCGAGAAGTTGGGCGTAAACCGTCAAACAGTAAGCAACTGGAGGCACGGCCATAAACCATGCCCACCGGCAGACGTAGCACTTTTGGCGCACATTGCAGGACTAGACGCCGATGCATGGGGCGCACGCGCTTTGATCAACCAGCACGAGGGCACAGAGAAGGGAGAGCTTTTAAAGCAGGCGCTAAAAAAAGCATTTGTAGCGACTGGAGGGGCAATCGCTATCTTTGGGAGTACCGCAGCCGGAGCGGCTGAACACGTCGGCTACTTGATACGATGTATATTATGCAAACCAAAAAACTATCAAATATCAAAAATTGATAGCCTGAATTGATGGCCCGGAATCACCGGGCTTTTTTTATGGCCGCATGGACTCAAAAGCCATAGCCCTGTTTTTCTAGGAAGGAGGGTAAAAGCTAGTTGATAACGGGTTGACGCTTCACGGCCAATGACGGGATGGATTTTGACGACCTGACGGCAAGCACCTAGCGGGATAGTGCTAAAAGAAAATTGTGGTGCACCTAGTCAAAATACCCCCCAAGGCTCTCAAACAAAAAACCGTTACGCTTCGCTACATGGCTACGCCATAAATTCAAAGCCTCAGGAAGGAAACCGTAAAAATCAATAATACGATTTTTTTTCTGGTGGACGCATAGACGCCAGAGCCGCGCCATCACTTGCAGCCTGATCAAGCCGTGAAGCTTCAGCGTTCAAGACTGGAATTGACCCGGGCAGCTTTGCTGGCGGCAGACCCGAACCGGCCACATGCTCACCACACATTTTCAAATCCTCAGGCAAAACAACGCCGCTGGTGTCATAGCAACGGCACTTGATAGCAGACTTGACGCAACCGGCGAACACCGGCTTTTTCTCACCGCCAGTTTCCAGAAAGTTACTCTGATCAGATTGAACTACCGTGACTTGAGAGGCAGGCGCAACCGGCGCGACCGGAGCGACGGGCTGCGCATTTGTAGCCGACGCCGTTTTTTTGTCTTTGCCCTCAACCTGACTGGCACCGACTGCAATGCCTTTGCCAGTCATAGCGCCGCTCAGCGTGGCATAGGCCCGGGGACCTACAGCAACACCGCCGATAATGGCAAGCACCGGCAAAGCAGCCCACACCGGGAACTTCTGTTTTTGCTTAGTATGAAGCTCAGCAGACTTGTAGAGTTTAAAAGCGTCCTTCGGATACGACCACAAGGTTTTGCTGGCACTGGACACACGGTGAACGTCAGACTGACACCCATCCCAGTCATAGATCAGAGCTCGTTTCAGGCCGAAAAGACGCCTGACATGTTGATGACGACCAACCAACCGCCGCACGTTTTGATCAATCAACATTGGACTTTGCGTGATGATCACGAAATCGACGCCTCGGTGACGGTGCATTTCAAGCTCAGTGACCATCTGCGGAGGCTTGGCGCCCATGGCACGAGGACGCCAAATACGCTGGCATTCATCGACGACGATCACATCACCGGGCTGGCACCAATCCCACCAGTTGCCAACGCCAGAACCACCATCTTCGACCGTGATAGCCTTTTCAGTGACAACCGTTTTGGATAAAAATTCATGCGGCAAGGCCAGAGCCGGGATACCGTCAACGACCAGACGACGCTTGATTGTTTCGCCCGAATCAGAGACAAAACTGTCCTTCATGAGGGATTGAATGAGCGTTGACACCGCATAGAGAGTTTTGCCGCTGCCCGGAATACCAGTGATAAGGTAAATCATGACGCTGGGCTCAGCACAAATTTCGTAGCACTGGCAGCAGCCCAAATCGCAACACGTGACGACATAGCACCGGTGATGATGCCCAAGGCTTGGGGAATACCGGCCAACCCCGCAAGTTGCACAACAGTGGCGGACACGCCCGACCAGTTATCAATAGCCGACTGAATCAGGGAATCCATGCCAGCAGTGACGCCGGAGAAGGTCACCACACCCACGCCCAACGCGATCAACGCCTTGATGACCAATGGGCCGATGGCGGAAAAGAGAAAACCGGCAAGCGTAGACATTTATGACACCTTGAAAGAATCGGCCAGAATATATGCCGCCATGACACCGGCAAGCATGAGCATTAACGCCTTGAGATACACAAGCTGATCACAAATCGGCTGAAAACCGACAGAATAACTGGCACCACGCACGGAAAAGGACAAAGGAGCAGGGCACGACGCACCACCGCCAAAAACCTTAGGTGTAAACACAAAAGGAATCGACGATTTTGGAAGGGTAGGATTTTCTGGAGTGCCAAATTCAGAACAACCGATTATTGAAGGGTTTTTTTCACAATCAGTTAGCTTCGGATCAGGACTAACCTGAGCTTTAGTATCTGTTTTGACAATCTGTTGATTTGTCGTGTTATTTGTAATAACCGTCGTAGTCGTAGTATCGTTAGTAACATTAGACGTATTTGTAGTATTTGTAATGTTAGTAACCGTAGTAGTCGTTTGAGTAACAGTTTGAGAGTCGGTTACTGTACGAGTTTCACTTGTCGTCTGATTTGTCGTAGGGTTGTAAGTAGACGTAGTAGTCGTAGTTTGGGGTGCAGGCACAGGGCCAGGAGCAGGGGGATTTGACAAAGGCACAGGGCCAGTAGCGGACGTACTACCAGGACTTAAAGTTGTGGACGACGTACCAGAACCGGTAACTGTAGGCGAACTAGGTGCCAAACCAAAAGGGTTACCCGGAACCACAGAAGTCGAGACAATCGGTGAAGGTGCAGGGTAATCAGTCCTTTGCACATAAGGATCAAGCGGAGCCAAAGCAGGCGACGGCCCGGTGACAGAAACTGGCGTAGATGCAAGATCAACGCCCAATGAGGTCAAAGCGGCAATAGCAGACACAGCCGGAACGCGAGGAGTCATATAAGGAGCAATATCGTCCATAGACGCAGGCAACCAATCAGCAGCATCAGGAGTACGAGAACCCTTAGAAATAACAGGCCAAGCCCCCAAATACGAGGTTTTACCAACACACGAACCATATACACCACCAGTAGAAACCCACTTGACACCACCATCAGCAGCATACCAACCATTCAAAAGATCACAGACGCCAGCTTGATCTAAAAATTGATTAGGAATCTGATCAATACCATAATAAATGCAAGAGGATAAACAAAGCTTAGGATCAATTTGCTCAAGAGCACCATTATTAATCCTGATGTGCTGCGCATGATCACCAGCCACCCACTCAACGAAAAATGGCAAAGCAATAGCAGCAGCGAGGCCATACGGCCCAGAGGCAAGGCGACCAACACCAGCCAACAATTCACCAACGGGAACAAAACGGGAAGCCGCAAGAGTAACGGACCGACTATCACCAAGACGAACCAACCCAGACTCCATAACTTGCAAGCCACCGGAACCAGTAGTCACCAACGCACCACGAGATACAGCCGCACCCGTGACAGCATTACCCGGAGCACGCCACATAGCACCGCCACCGTTATCATAAAGATATTGATTCGACCAGACATCACTAAGTGAAGCAGCACCAGCGACACCATTACAAACTAACAAATAAATACATAAACAAACAACCTTAATCATTTGAAAGCAAAGCCCAAAATAATAAAAAGAGCAAGCACAAAGGCAAGTAATAAAGGGTCAAACATATCAAGATTCAGCGTGTTGATTTAAAAGGTAAAGGACTTTTTTAACGCCCCACACGACACAAAGCACGGTCAAGGCCGCACCAAAAATAGCGGTCACGGCAGCGTAATGATCAGGACTAGCAACGAAGGGCGTAGACGAAATAGCCTGCACTTCGGAAGGAGTCAACAACAAATAAGCACCCGCCGAACAGGTATAACCGCCCGAGGTGTAAACAGCATCAGCAGCCCAAAAGGCAGGTTTCGCAAGAGGAACACCACCAGAACCGGACGTACTGGAGGACGACGCACCGGAATAAATAATTGTCGTAGTAGTAGACGAGAACACACGACCGGGAGCGACTGAAACACAAATAGCCATTTTCAAACCCTCATATTCCAATGAACGCTAAAAAAACGCCCATCAGGATAGGACGTTAATTAACCCACCTATCAAAATCAGCCGGACGAGTACCGGACGCACTAGACCAGCCATCGATACGTGATTCGCGTTTCACAGCTTCGACATGCAACGCAAATTCTTGATCACGCACATCATCGGAAAATGTGCCGGGCACATCATCATCAGAAGGCCACAAGGGCGGCACGTTGTAGCCAAGCAAAGCGAGAACTTTGCGAGTGCCGAAGTAGGCAGCAGCGAAGGAAACGAACGCACCGAGAACAGCGAGAACAGCAATCTTCGCCGCATCAACGCCACCAGAGGCAGCGGTCATCACCGCGTCAAGGGCAGCGTTTGCCATGATCAGCGACCCAAGAGCGCGAGAACCTTTTTCACGCCATAGATAGCAGCAGCCATCGTGATCATCACGCCCATCACGGCCAGGACAGCCGTTTGAGCATCGGTCACGCCAGTCGTGGCGGCAGTCACATCG